ATTTGCAGCTTTAAGCATTTGAAGTCTCTTCTCTGGTAGCCCCAGCAATCCAGTAAACTATTTTTCCACCCCTACCCCTTACTGGGGCAGCGAAGTCTATTTTAAATATTTCATTTCCTGTTGGAAGTTCTTCGTAAATTCTATCTCCTGATTTTGGATTTACAAAATCTTGAAAATAATATATTACCTCAGAAGAAATTGTAATACCTTGAGTTTTTTCCTGCATAACGTTGGCAAATCCGCTTGAACCGGGATAATATGATCTTGTTGTATATCTTTGAAGTTTGGATTCATACTTCATTGATTGGTTGTCGATTAGCCTTTGGATCAAAACATTATGACCCCACTGCTTTAGGATATTGTTTAAAGTTTTTTTAGGATCAATCATGCTTCCTTAATCCTCGTTCGGGAATCGGATTCTCCTTTGGCGTTATAATTGCTCCAGGTCCGTATATGTCTTTATCCGATAAGTATATTGTTGATCCGGTATATGGATCTACTGCTCTACCTGATGATATCGTAGGCATTGTGGGTAGACCCTTTGGCTGTATTGCTCTTGCGGTTACTTTTTGAGCTAAAATTTCTTTTCTTAAGGTAGCAGCTATCTGACACCATGTTGTAGCATTTGCCCTTGTGAGGGTTGATCTTGGCAGGTTTCTGTTGGTAATAGACAAATCGCCTAATCTTACGGAGAGTTCATCATCTCCACCACCCCCATAAACTCTCGAGAGCTCACAGGCGGTGGCTGCTTTAATGTACTCTAGTGCAGTAAAAGATAGACTACTGCCATCATCGCTATCTAGCAAAGAGAATATCTCTTTTATCTCCTGGGAATAAACATGTATGAATTCGCCTATTTCTAGCAGGGGTGCGTCAGGAAAGTATGGAATGAGTTCTTCCGGATCTACATATAAAGGCTGTATATCTGGCGCAAATGCTATTACTTCATCTTCTCTCAGAAAGATGGTAGGCTTATAATCTTGATCTGGTGTGCTGACGTAAACTTGCTGATTAACGGTTATAGACCTACTGTCAGCTAGCGTGCCAATAAATGTAATTTTATACGTTCCAGCGGTCGCAAAAATATACTCATAATAATATTCAGAAGCAGATATTGAAGTAAGTTCGTCATCTGTTAAAAGCAGGGTGTTGTTTGAGTCATATAATTTAAACAAAACTGATACCGGAGAAACCTCTATCTGATTGCCAGATGAGTCGACGTCTACAAACTTAACCTTAAAACGTACTGTATCGTTAACTAAAATTGAAGCCATGAGAATATCACCTACCGATTTGACTAGTATTTATAGTACCCTAAAAAACTACTTATAGAACTAACCCAAGCCAATAACATTACCATCATATATCGTTATTGCCTCGACCGAGGTAAGGGCCGAGAGGTTTTCTTGCACCGTTTCGATGGTAATAAGGCCGCTAGCATTAACGTCTATGCTCAATACGGCTATGGTGGTTAGATTAGAATAATCCGGAAGGCCTGCAAAGGCAATTTTGATATTATTTAAAATAATCGGGTTTGATATTCCCGAAACTTTTATAACCAAAGACCCTATATAATTAATGCCAGAATTTTCATAAAGTAAATTAGAGTTGTACTGCATGCTGACTATAGTAATTGCAATATTAATCTAATGCTGATTAAAATAGAAGCCTGAGTCCTTTTTTAGATTTGGCATCCAGATCCTGCCGTCATTTGGAACGGCGTTCTGCGGTGAGCCATATAAAAAGGATCCAAGATAGGCTATTCTCATACCATGAGTCACTGGGGTTACCTCATGGGTACCAACGTAGTTGGCTGGATATATAACCGCCGTTCCCCTCTTTGGTTTATGGGTATACTTAGCGTGTCTGAATTTAATCCAGCCTCCAATAAAGTTAGTTCCATCTAGTTCTTCTTCTTTTTCTACACAGTCATTTAAGTAAACATTGATGCTTACTTTTGCGTGCTTGGGATATTCGTTGGCTTTACCAAGACTCTCTTCATATGGTATCTGATCGTCGCAATGTGGCCCAATTCGCTGACCATTACTGTAGGTAGCAAAGTGGCCAGGAGATCTCCACCAGCAAACGGTGGCCGCATCAGGATAGTGCTTGCAGTATTCTACCAGTACTTTATATAAAAGATCTTCAAGAAATACTACTAGATTTTTTTGATCTTCAGTTGGCTTTTGATCATAACCCTTGCAAAGGGGGTCAGTAAATCTCTCAGGAGCTATGCTAACAGAGTCCATATCAAACTTAAACCCAGTTCTATTTACAGCGTATCTTTTACCATTTTCTTCTATATAAGTAAAAGTTCCCTGTTCCATTTGCCTTAAGAAATCTATGTAGTCAATAATATCTTGTGGATTGAAATCAAATAAATCTTCCATTAAACACAGTCCGCTACCAATATCTGTAACTTTCATTATGATCTCACAATCCTAAAATGTTCTGAATGTTCTGAGTAACCATTTTGTTTTAAAAACTTCTTATAGTCTTCCATTAGATGCGGCATGTAGAGGTTGGTGGATGTTTTGGCCATCTCCGGTTCTTTTATGGGATCCGTAACTGACTCTCCAACTTCTTTGTTCGGCGTTCCATGGCTATACCAACCAAGATAGGAATACCTTTCACCAGATACGACAGGCTTTACCTCATGTGCAGCCATGTAGTTTGATGGGAAAAATAATATGTCTCCTTTTGATGGCTTAAAATCTATGTCTAAATAATTAAAGTAATGGTGTCCACCAGTAAAATTTTTTCCATTTAACTCTTCTTCTGTATCAACGCAGTCGTTTAAATAAAAAACCGTACTCACGGTATTTCTTGTTGCCAACTGATCGACTGGTGTCCAAACACCATAAACATAATCTGCGCTAACATCAGAATGAGACCCTAAATAAACATTACTTTTATATTGAACTATATGACCTTTTACTTTCCACCAAACACATTTTACTGCTAATGGAAATAGCTCAAAATATTTAAGTAGATATTGATCCTTAGATTCTTCTATAAAATCAAATATAGCCTTGAACTTTTCATCGGCATATCTGTGTATCGCTGATCCCCTACCTGGCATTTGATCAACCGAATCCTTGCGAAAAAAGTAACCACTTTTATTTATGTAGCATTCTTCTCCAGTTTCTGGATTAATTGCCGGTTTATACATTTCATCTTTTTCTTTGTTTATTGCATTACGAGAAAAATCTAAAATATAATCCCAATCTAAATCTAAAGCTGAGCGAAATACGACTACTCCGCCCCCTAAATGCTCAGCCTGTACGTTATTGTTAATCATTATTCAACCTCTTATGTGGTAAATTCTTTTCTGTTCCAGAACTATTATATCTTCTTACGGTACCCCTAAGCAAAGCTAGAATATCGGGATCTGTTAATGTGGTCGGATCAACAATATTATATTTTTCTTTTATATAATTCATATAATCTTCCCTGAGATTATTTATCCAAACCTGACCCTGCATGCCGACCGGAGGAGCTGAGTGAGTTATGTGGACTCCTCTTTCTGGATGCGAAGAACCCTGTGCAAAATAACCAATATAGGCATATCGGCTTCCGTTTGTGCATTCGTTTATTTCATGCGTGCCTAGGTAGTTTGATGGAAACATCAGTACATCACCGGACTTTGGCGCGTGCACTACGTTAGCGTATGGAAAAACTATTTCCCCTTTATTATACTCGTATTTAGTGATGTCTTCTTTCGAGGGAACTGAGGAGTTTAAATAAATTATAACACCAACTACATTCCTTGTAGCGAGTTGTAAATCAGGCTCAAAACCAACTTGATAGTTAACATCATTGTCGTTATGAATACCCATTTTGCTATTTGGACCGTAAGCTAAAACATGACCTAATGTTCTCCACCAAATATTGGGAAGAATCATAGGAAATATTTCTATATATCTTAATAAAGAATTGTAAAAAGTTTTTTCACACTCTTCAAAAAAATCTACCAGCTCTTTGGGGCTATTTTGATCAATAAAGTTCATTATGTGGCTAGCATTGACGCCTATGTCATCTATCGAATATCTATGACCACTTCTATTGATTGCATAGGTGTTTCCATCTGGTTCGGTAACTATATTGTAGTCTTCTTTTATGGCTTTTTCTTTCAAAGAAGCCAAATAGGGGATAATTAAATCTTGGTCTACATCAATAGCGTTAGGAAAACAAACTATACCCATTCCGATAATTTATCGGTTCTGGAAGATTATTATAATCCACTACTCTATTTCCTGAGGTGTTGTCCCGCATGGGCCGGTGTTTTCAACTTTTTCTGCGGCGGTTTTTCTTGCGTTTTCTGCTGCTGTAACCTCAGACATATCGGGATCTGGTACTGTGCCAACTTCCACCGCATCGTGAGTAGAGTTATACTGTGCCACTTCCCTACCTTGATAAACAGGATTCCAACCAGGTTCTACGTTTGATTTTGAAACATCAAAATATATAGAGTGTGGAGACTTGCAGTAAAGCTCATAGTCATCGTAAATACTATCGAACCAAACAGGAGGACACCACTTCTTACTCTTCTTTTCCTCTACAACGACTATACCAGCTTTAATATCATTATCGCCTTGACCAAAGAATGTTAAATAACTATATCTGACACCTTTACCCATAGACTCCACATCGTGTGATGCTACGTAATTTGTGGGGAAAAAGATTATGTCTCCCTTTTGTGGTTTATACGATATCCCTAAGTGCACAAAACGAAGATTTCCGCCAGTAAAGTTTTTTCCATTTAATTCTTCTTCTGTTTCAACATGATCGTTAAAATAGACTAGTGCGCCACATGTTTGGCGTGATGCAACCATCCCCTTAGGCATATACCTGACACCTTTAGTTACCTTGTAATTTGTATCATTGTCCGCGTGGCAACCAAGTCTTCCACCATCGCCATACCTAAGAATATGACCTCTTGTTTTCCACCAAATACTTCCTATCATTAATGGGTAGTGGTCTATATACTTAAGGAGGCATTTATAAATTTGATCTTCTATGTAAAGAAAGAAATCTTTTATTTCTTCTGGGGTTTTAGAGTTTACGGGATCCAAAAGCCTTACTGGCGTTGCTGGCACTTCGTCTATGGCATACCTAAAGCCATCTTCGTTGATGCCGTACCTCTTACCGTCTATCTCAACGTATTTCCATCTACCCTGATGAGCTTCATCTGCTTTTTCGTCGATGTACTTTAATACAAGATTTTGATCTATATTAAAAGCGTTTCTGAATACAACAACTCCAGGACCAAGAATCTCACACTTTATATTTCCGATCTCTTCTATAATCTCTTCTGTTATTTTTGGAGATACAGGAAAAGATGGAAGAGTTTCGTAGTCTACTTCTTCGCTAATATTATTGTTTCCATATGACATATAATTACCCCAATACTTCGTCGATTGCTTCTCTTATAGTCCAACCAGCCCCCATAACCCTTGGCTCTTCGTCAAGCGGCATGTCTTGCCAGTTAAACCTTGAAATAACTACCCCATTTCTGCTAATCAAAAACTTTTCATAGCTATGAGGTATTCTTGCTATGGCTTGTCCAGCTAGATTTTGTCCAGCGGCTGCGGCGGAGGTGCCATCTGCCGTAGTGTCTGAATAAGCTCTTCTTTCTTTTCCCTTTAGAAAAGAAAAAACTTCGTGTTCTTCTTTTCCATTTACATCTACTTTTTCCGATATTGGAAATGTAACAAATGAATAATTTTTTTTAATAAATTCACTTATTTCTTCATTAGACGAAGGTTCCATTTTTCCAAACTGATTACAAGGAAAACCAACGACAGAAAAACCTCTATCTTTAAATTCTTCATGAACCTGCTGTAACTCCCAGAGGTTTCTACTCGTTCTAACGTAAGACCAAAGCGGACTGCACTGGGGTTTATATCCACATTTGCTGGATATATTAACCATCAACGTAATCTTTCCCTTAAATTGATTAAGAAAATTTTCTTCTCCATTTATTCCACTAATAGAAATTTCGTAAACGTTACTCATTTCTTACTCCCCTGAAATCAACTACGCAATATTGACTTATGCTTACTTTTCCAAAAATCTCATTGCCATTAACTTTTCCGATCATATGTATGGTTGACTTTGTTGGTGTTTCAACCTTGCCAGTCATTTCAAATAGGTCTGCATTTGTTTTTACGTCATCAAAATCCATTTTCCCCCTCATTTCACCTATAGATGCAGACATGGTTGGAGTTACTGTCAATGTATAACGGTCAACGCCAAGTGGAGAAATCGTTTCCACTCTCCAGGATCCAATTAGTTCAGTTTGCATTATTGGGCTCTTTCAAACTTGGAAGACCCTCAAATGGAGGACCTATTTTTTCTCCCTTTTCATTTAAACCGGTTTTTATACCCTTCATCCAAGTCCAGGGTTGCTCTTGTAGTTTCTTCATCTTTGCGTTACCGTAGCTCATTCTTTCGTCCATTAACTTTGGTTTATCCCATAAGTTTTCTACTTTAAATTCTGCGTTCTCCAACAAAGTATTAGGGTAAATAGTAAAGTGCATAAACGGCATTCCAGCTGGAAAGACAACCGGTTCTCCAACTTTAGTTATCTTCCAATTCATATTAAACTCGTCAGGCCACCAATAACTGGGTATCGACGCCGTTAGCGGTACTGCTCCGTCTACAAAATAATTCGGAGATCCGCTAATCCAAGTACTGTAATTATCTTCTGTTTGAAAAGTCCAACCAGTAGAAAAAGACATTATTCCAATAATGCTTGGAATGACTATTGATCTTCCGTTAAGAGTTTCTCCCTCTAGAACTTTTGGAACCGTGTTTCCACCATCCCACTGAACAACTACATCCTGCTGAAGTATAAGTTCCCACCCAGTTACATTTGCCACTGTTAATGGGAGACACTGGTAAGCGTGTTTATTATAGGTATCATCCATCCAGTCTCTTTTAATTCTGGACTGCTTTATTTCTGGTGGATTTTGATGAGTTCTTGTAAGGGTAATTAGTGTCATGAGTCAATTATACCATCTAGATTGGAAAAATAACTTATGCCCAAAATTTTACTACACAGTATTTTACACCAGTTTTTACTTCTCTTGCTTCATGAGTGTAGGGAAATGCAGAAGGGAAAATAATCAAATCTCCTGCATCTGGTTTTATTTCATAATCTTGTTTATTAAAAAATAACTCACCACCTGTATAATCGTCGTTTATATACAGTATGCATGACACTCTTCTATGTACTCCGACTCCGTCATCGCTATGGAGCAACGAAGCTTGACCCGCCTCATACCTAAGTATGCCGTATCGGTTGTCCTGCTCTTTCGATAATTCTACCTCAAAGTGATCTATGTAATCGTAAATTTGCTTTGAAATAAGTGGTTCAATAATCTGGTAAATCGAACCATATATTGCGGATTCATTGCTCATTTTACTGCATGTTCTTCTGTCTGAGACTTCAACTAGAAGTTCATCGTTTTCATTTCTATTATAAACTCTAGCTTTATCCCATATTAATTTTCCGGTTACTGGGTCCAGTGAATCTACCGGATGTGCATTTAGCTGCTCTAAGAGAAACTTACACTGCTCACTGCTAAGTGTATTTTTACATACCTTAATAAAAGAGTTTACAAAAAACATTTTATTTTCTAATTCCTATATTTTCTGTTATTTTTGATCCATCAGTTGCGTATCCAATTGGATACTTATGATTGTTGTCATTGTAATCAAACATAGTAACTGCAGAATATTTAGTCCCACTCTTAACCTTTAGCGACGCGTGAGCATATATGTAGGTTGACGGAAATAATACAACATCTCCAGCTTTTGGTTTAAGTGTTATATCCAAGTAGGGGAACCATAGTTCTCCACCTTCGTATTCATCATTAAGATACATAACGGAAGATACTGTGCATGTATAGGAAAAGCCATGATCTGTGTGTACGGCAAAATGCTGTCCTGGGGTATATCTAACAAAGTTAATTGCTTCCATAAACTCCATTTTAAAATTATACATTGACTCATAGTGCGCTAGACATTTTTTTAATCTTGTATCAACATCGTCATAACACTTTTTTACTTCTTCAAATTCTGGCGTTAAATATGGCCAATGAATTGGGCTCATTTTCAAATCTACACAATCTCTATATTCAGGCATTTTTACGTTATAACCGACAACCGCATCTGACCACTTAAAGAGTTCGTGGTTACTATTGCCAACTGTGGCTTCTAATCTTTCTGGAATATTTAGTTCTCTCTCAATTGCATTTCTATATAAAAAAATACCAAACTTTGGATCGCCAACATGATAAAATTCCATTACAGCTCCTTTGAACAAAACAGATGGTATAATCATATCATCGAAATATCACGAAAGCAAAGCCGCGTATGATATCTAAAATTAAAAATGATTTGTACAAGATTAGTTCATTTTTAAATGACGATGAATTTACGCAGTTGGGCACTTGCATAAAACAGTCCCCCTTCTCAAGAAGGGAGCCCGTATATGTTGAAGAAGAACAAATGTATTACCCAAGTGGAGAAGTGCTACTATCTGCTCCTGGCTCATTTAACTTTGCTGATATATTTATCCCTAGGGCGGTTGCTGCAATAAAAGAAGTCCATAATGTTGACGTACATAAGGAGTTGGGGGTTGATATTACTGTTTATTTTCCAGGAGAGGGACTTCCCTACCATTGGGACGGCGCCTCTTCTGATTTAAAAACGCCATCTGGGCATCCGCGACGCGACATAAGTACTGTTTTTTATCCCGGTTCTTCGTTTTCGGGTGGTCGTTTGTTTTTTAAAAACTTTGATTTAATAATAGAACCAGAAGAAAATATGTTTATTACATTTCCTTCTTCGGAGCTTTATACTCATAAAGTTGAAAAAGTTACATCTGGCATGAGATACACATGTCCGGGTTTTTGGGCAATAAAGGAGTAGTTATGGAAAAATCATTAATTGAGCCGGGATATTTTGGAAACTCAAAAGACAATATAAAAATTATAAAAAACTTTGTTGAACTAGAGGACTTAAAAAAGATCCAAGAGTTTCTTCCAACAATCAATGAATGGATGGATGCCGGAGAAAATCAATATGCTGAAGACGGGACTTGCACCTACGACGCATCCTACTGGCAGAATCGACAGTGTAGCTATGATATTTTATCAAGAATAAATCTTGACATATACAATTTAATTGATAAATATATTATTAAGATGCAGTGGTTTCTTGAGGATGAGTTTAAGGTCCAGCTTAGCGTAAGACCGCCTGTGATAATCAGGTGGTTTCCTGGTTTAGAGCAGCAGCCGCACGCAGACAAGCAGCTAAACGACGGCTCACCCAATCCATTTCCGACTTATGATATTAATTCTCTGCTTTATTACAACGATGATTTTGAAGGCGGAGAATTGTATTATCCTCAGCATGATTTGATGGTTAAGCCTGAACCAGGTCTTGCTGTTGCTCATCCTGGCGATATAAACTATTTACACGGAGTTAAGATGGTAACTAAGGGTGAAAGATACACTACTCCATCTTTTTATACAATAACTAAATTACTGTAAAATGATTACACCAGCCATTCTAGATGATAATTCATATTCAGATATCATCTCTAATATCGATAAGTACACGGATTTATTTTTACAGCGTGGTGTTTTAGTTTTTAAAAAACTTAACTTAAATGCTAATGAACAAGAATCAATCACAAAAGCTTTTGGAAAAAAACTT